GAATTTAGGATTATGCAACTACAGCTAGAAACAATAGAGGCTAGATTAGAAAAGAAAATAAGATTAATAAACCAACTAGAGAAAAGAGTAAATAAATTAGAGAAATGAATACGCTAGAACAAATAAACCGACTAATAGACAACTACGAAAAGAGTATAGGAAGCCAAAACCTCAGCAAGCTATTAGAGCTAAGAGATAGACTATCTGTATGGACGTATAGACTAGCACAAGAGGCTACAGAATTTAAAAAAGATTACAATACGGCTTATTTTATAAGGAAAATATCCGTATCTAAGTCTACTCAAGGCATATTAAACAATAAAAAGGTAGCATTTAATAAAGCCAGTTTAGACGCGTTAGTAGAAAACGAGGACATATATAAGGAAGAGCAGAGCCTGGAGAGTGCTTGTTATACTATGGACTTATTACTTAGACAGTCTAATAAAATACTAGAGGCTATGGCTCAGAGGATAAGCTACCTAAAAACAGAGAAAGAGAATGTACGTAAAAGTATTTAACGAATGTGAGGAATGTAAAGGTACAGGTAAAACAAAATATAAAAAGTTCACAGTAAGCTGTAAAGAGTGCGGAGGACTTGGAGAAATAGAAGGACAAAGACAATTAGAGGAATTATGGAAAACAATGAAACAAATAGCTTTAGAAAATGGCGAAAAGGAAAAAAAATACAGTACCAAAGATTCGGAGAAATCGGAATAGGTAAGTATATAGCATACGTAGAGAATAAGGGAGACGTTTGGATAATGGTAGAGGACGAAGGGGGTAATATGAAAGCGCTAGACAAAAATCAGGCTTTCGAGATAGATGAAAACATAAAGAAAATGGAGGCTAAGAGACTGAGAATAATAGAGAAAGTAATAGAATACAACAAGTCAGTAGAAGAGTACGAAGGCAATATTAAGCCTAAGCTTATAGGGAATAGAGATATATTTAAAAATAATTATTAAAAGTTATGTCAGGAAATAAAGAAAGAGGTAGACCGTTAAAGACTACCGACGATTTACCTCAAAACTGGGAGGAGGATATATTAAAGGAGGCTAAAGTAGGAGCTTCTATAGTTGAATTAGCTGTTATGCTAGATATTAGTAGAACGACCTTCTATAGTTTATGCGATAGAGATGAAAATTTTTTGGACACCGTAAAAAAGTGTAAAAGACTCTCAGAGGCTTGGTGGAAGAAACAAGGAAGGACTCAGTTAGAAAATAAAGACTTTTCTTATACTGGTTGGTATATGAATATGAAGAATCGTTTTGGATGGGCAGACAAGCAAGAGACTAAGCAGACTAACGAGGGAGAAATTAAGATAGTAGTAGACGAGAAGCATAAGAAGGATTTAGACGACGCTATGGGAGCGTTAGATATGGATTAATGAAATACACGCAAGTCTACCATAAGAACCTACAAGCTATAAAGGATAACCGTATACTGGTTAATCAAGGCGGAACGTCTAGCTCTAAAACTTGGAGCGCTTTACAGCTCTTATTTAATATTGCTGTAGCCTCCACTAAGCCTATAGTTATCTCTATAGTATCTGAATCTATGCCTCACTTAAAAAGGGGATGTATGAGGGATTTCTTTAACATACTACAGAGTGAGAGCTTGTATATAAGAGACCAGCATAACAAGACAGACAGTATATATAAGGTAGGCAACGCTATAATAGAGTTTTTTAGTGCAGATAACGACGCTAAGTTAAGAGGAGCTAGGAGAGATATATTATATATTAACGAGTGTAATAACGTAAGTTACGAGGCTTATACTCAGCTAGAGGTAAGAACCAAGAAGCTGGTAATATTAGACTTTAACCCTGTAGCTAGGTTCTGGGCGCACGAGAAAGTAATACCTCAGGATAGAGTAGAGTTTATTAAATCCACCTATAAGGATAACGACCACCTAGACAAAGAGATAGTACGTAGTATTGAGGCTAGGCAGTTTATAGACCCTAATTGGTGGAAAGTATACGGCTTAGGTGAGGTAGGTAGCTTAGAGGGTGTAATATATTCTAACTGGGAGATTACTAAAGAATTTCCTACCGAGTATAAGTGGAGAGTATACGGTCAGGACTTTGGATTTACTAACGACCCGTCGGCACTTGTGGAGGTTGTATTATCAGAGGGTGAGCTATGGGTTAAAGAACTAATACACGAGACAGGGTTAACTAACCAAGACTTAGTAGAGAGATATAGGCAACTAGGTATAGAATCTAGGGCAGAGATAATAGGAGATAGTGCAGAGCCTAAGAGTATAGAGGAGATAAAGAGGCAAGGGTTTAATATAAAGCCAGCGCATAAGGGAGCGGATAGTATTAATAATGGTATTGACATACTAAAGAGATATAAGATAAACGTATACCACGAGAGCGTAAACATTATTAACGAGTTAAGGCATTACCAATGGCAAGAGGATAAGAACGGCAAAAGGTTTAATAAGCCTATAGATGACTTTAACCATACGTTAGACGCGCTTAGGTATGTGGCATTAAATAAAATAGGTAAACCGAAACCGAGAATTAGATACGCTGGTTAAGTATTAGTTATTATATTAGCTAAGTTCATTTAAGCAATTTATTTAGGTTTTTGTAAGAAGAGGGTAAGTTTACACAGCTTACCCTTTTTTATTATGTAGTTATTAACAAGCCGAAACCTTTTTAGTACATAATAGTATATTAGATTCCTAGCGACATAGCTACTATGTGGTTAATGTTTTCTAATAGTTTGGTTAAGGGAGGGCGTAAAAACCCTCCTTTTTTTTATAACAGTTATCGTATTACTCCGTATATTGAAACAACCAAATAATTAGTAAGGTATGAGAGCCACAGTAAAGATAAGTCCCGTACTAGACAACGGGCAAAAATTAACACTAGACTTAGATGTTACTTTTAAGTCTACTCCTACAGGTTTAAAGTTTATAGATTCAGAATACGACGAGGCGGGTATAGGTTTCGACGATATGCTTAGTTTAGACTCTTGGATAGCGATAAATAAAGACATAATTCTTAACCTTATAAACGTGCAAGTATATGAGTAAGGAGGAGTTTAAAGAGTTATTTCCACAGAATACAGTTATAACTCTACCTACTTTATATGTGGACTACGTAACAGTATTGCATTTTGGTAGAAACAACTTTATCGGTATAACTCCAGACGGAGAGGAAGAGATATTTAGCTACGAGAAAGAATGGGTATTATATGAAGCGTAAGAGTAAAACACAAGAGTCTATAGATAGAGAGTTAAAAAGAGCCTACGAGGTTATAGCTTTAACTAGAGACCACTCTTGCGAGGGATGTGGTAATACAAGCAACCTAACCCACGCCCACCTAATTAGGAGAAGCTGGCGCAGAGACTTAGTAACAGACCTAGACAACATTAGGTATATGTGTATAACGTGCCACACTATTTACGACGACTATCCTTTACTAAGGGATACATTAGACAACTACGAGGACTGGCTGGAATACATTAAGGAAAAAGACAGTATTTATTATAATAAAATGATAGCGAAAAATGGTTAAGACTATATTAAGCAGAACAGAAAACCCTATGTACAAAGAGGATAAAAGGTACTACGAGTATAAGGTTAAGTTAGACGAGGTAAACGACAGCTTATTACAAGTGCTTTACCAAGACCCGACTCTAACAGTAGAAAAATTTTACAGCTCTACGTATATGCGAGACAACATAGACAAGAGGCGTAAATACATTTATTTTTATTCAGAAACAAACACAGAAAGCAATGAGTAAGGACAGATTACCAGCAGACGACGAGCAAGTAGAAAAGCCTAAGGCTAAACCTACAGCTAGAAAAAAAACAACTAAGAAAGCTCCAGTTAAAAAGGAATTAACAAGGGAGGAAAAGGAAGCTGTAGAGCTACTGGAGATAGCTAAAAACGTATTAGAGGCTAAGAAAGTATTAGCTGAGAATATGACTAAGCTCAGAAAGCATAAAATAGTACCTAGTTCTAAGATTAGTGCGCTAGATAAAGCGGTTAAATTGTTAATGTATAATTTTGAGTAATGCGTAAGTTACCTATAGTAGACGAAAATAATAACGTAATTAAAGCTCCATCTGAATGGAAGGAGATTACTCTAGGTAAATGGCAAGAGTTTAGTACGTTACTATCTCAGTTACAAGCGGGGGCGACTATGCTAGAGGAAGGCGAGGAGCTTACTAAAATGAGTTACGAGGATATAGTAGCTAAGTACCCTAGCTATATTATAAAAATAGTTTCTTTCTGGACGGGCTTAACAGATGCGGAGTTAATGCAGTTAGAATACGACCAGATAACATACTGTTACGGTTTAATATTCGACTCTTTAACACCGCCTGAGCCTATCGAGGAATACGACAAAGGGTTTAAGTTTAAAGGCACTTTTTACGAGGCTAGAAAAACAGAGACAGACATAGAGGGTAATATGGTATTTAGTAAAAACGCTTCGTTTATGGAGGGGATAGAATACTTACAGCTATCGTTATTAGGTCGCTCTGTAGGCTCTGGAGAGTTTGAGAATATCTCTAAACAGATTGCTATAATGTATAGACCTGAAGGCGAAGAGTACGACGAGGATATAGCTAGCGAAAGGGCAGAGTTATTTAAAGATTTAACTATGGATATTGTATGGCAAGTCGCTTTTTTTTTCGCTCGTTTGAGCAATTCGTATACAAGGCTTACCCTCAAATCTTTAACGCAAAAGGTACAGGAGGCTCGTCAAACGCTAGCAAGTGGGGATATTACAACCTTTTATACACAGCAAGCGGGGGCGAATACGTCAATATGGCAAAGGTTAAAGAATCGAATTTTTACGAGGTAATGGGATTTATAGCTTATAAAATGGATACAGCGGAGAATGATTAAACCAAGAGTATTAGTATGCGCTCCTACGAGCGATAAGAAACACTACGTTAAAAGTGAATGGTTGCAAAAAATGCAACAGCTCACATACCCTAACTACGATATATTAGTAGTAGACAACAGTAAAGACGAGGAGTATTATAAAAAAGAGTTTTTAGACGAAGGCATAACAGCTAGACACGTACCACCAACGGGTAACGTAATAGAGTATATTACCGCCTCTCAAAATGTAATACTAGATTATTTTAAGGAGCATAATTACGACTATATGTTTATGTGCGAGTCTGACGTACTACCACCTAATAACGTAATAGAGTATTTAATGCACTACGATAAGCCAGTCGTAACACTACCTTACGCTATTAACTACCAAGAAAGCCCTAGTATATGCTGGCAGATGATAGAGGACACTTACGCAGAAAAGCAGACTCTATTAATGGACGACTTGCTTACTGTAGGTAAATGGAAGGGAGGTTTACAAGAGGTTTTCGCTTGTGGTATCGGATGTACTTTAATACATAGAGATGTATTTAACTACGTTACTAGGTTTAGGGCAGACGCTAACGCTAACGAGGCTAAAAAAACAGCTACGGTATTTAGCGACACGTATTTTTATAAGGACTTATACGAGCAAAATATACCCGCTTATATGTGCCAAGAGCAAGGTTTAGCTATACATAAGTGGAGCGACTGGAATAAAAACGAGGAATTTAACAGTATTAAATAATTATTATGAGTAAGACAATTAACTTAGAAGAGACAATTAAAGAGAAGGTAGAGCCAAAAATGGGCTACTATTCTATTAACTGGGAGAACATTAAGACTATTGAGGACTATACAGAGATATGGAAAGCGATAGGACTTACGTTACAGTTTGACCTTAACCAGATGCAAGAGAGAGCCGACGAGATGGTAAGTAAGGGTTTAATTTCTAAAATGGAGGTAGAGAATGAGTAATATCAATATCGAACAAAAAATTAACGACTACTCTACAGAGATAGAGTTACTAGAAAAAAAGAAAGCACTTTTAGAGGCTGGTAAAGATACAGTAGAAGTAGATAGACAGTTAGAGATTTTTAGAACTAGCGTTACTATAAGAGAGAAAACAAAACTAAAAGAGGCTTTAATACCTATCTTACAAGATTCTAATGCCCAGCTAGAACTAGAGTTAAAGGTGGCTAACGAGCAAATGGACGAGGGACTTACTAGGCTTATGGAAGTTATTAACGATATGAGCGAGGAGGATACTAGGCAGTTATTAGCTATTAAAAAGCTGAATAAGGATAACGCTTGGCAAGCTCCACAGCATAAAATACAAGCATTTCAAGTAGTAGTAAATCTATTCCAAAAGTATGCAAAATTACCAACCACTAATTAATATAGTTACTCGTACAGCTAACCGCCCTAAAGGATTCGCTAGGCTTAGGAAGAGTATAGAGGCTCAAACTTACAGCAATATAAGGCACATAGTCGTATATGATGACGATAGCGCTTTAGAATACTTACAAGAGGGGCAAGGCTACGAGCTACATAAGATAGATAAAGAGGAAATACTAGCCAGAGATAGAGGAGTAAAACCTAATACTGGCGGTTATTTCCCTTATAACTACTACATTAATGACGCATATAAGCTAATTAAAGAGGGTTATTTCTACGGGATTGACGACGACGACGAGCTATTAGACGCTAATGTAATAGAGGATTTAGCAGACGTAGCAGAGGAGGATAGGTTAGTATTAGCTAAGTTTCAGTTTGACAACGGTATGGTAATACCTTTGGATGGAGATTTTGGTAAAGCTCCTAAGATATGCCGTATAGGTGGTAGCTGTATGTTTTTCCATATTAAATGGGTAGACTTTGCTCAGTTTGATTGCTGGAAATGCTCCGATTTCAGGGTAATTAACAGGCTTTACCACTCAGTACCAAAGACTTTATTTATGGATAGAGTGCTAATGAAGTGCAATAATAACGGAGGAAAAGGCGAAAAAATAGATATATGATAGGTAAATGGAGCGGATATATAAGCGATAAAGCTATTATACACCCTACAGCAGTAATAGAGGGCAAGGTATGGATAGAGGAAGGCGTAGAGATAGGCGCGTATACTGTAGTAGGTACTAGAGGAGAGTATAATAATAACCGACCTAAAGACGGAGAGGTAATTATTAAAAGCGGTACGACCATTAGAGAGCATTGCACTATACAAGTAAGTATAGACGGTAATCCTACCTATATCGGTAAGGATTGCTATATAATGAATAAGTGCCACATAGCGCACGACGTTACTATAGGCGATAACTGCGTAGTAAGTACTGGCTCTATTATCGGAGGATGGTGTATACTAGAGGATAATGTTAATATGGGATTAGCTAACGTAGTACACCAGCGCACTAATATAGGTAAGGGCGCTATGTTAGGAATGAATAGCACAATAACTAAACACGTACCACCATACTGTACGGTAGTAGGTTCTCCCGCTCGTATTATGGGATTAAATAAAAGAGGTTTAGAAAGGTTAGGAGCTGACGAGAGAGATATAAACGACTTAGATTATTATTTTTATTTAAACATACGTAGCAGAGACGTAGAGACAGAGAACCCTTTAGCTCTAGATATACATAGGTTTTATAATAAATACCCTAGCGCTCTGGAGAAGTTTAGGAACGAATAAAAAAAATACGTAGAAATAGAGGACACTCAGGAGGGGTTAAACAGTATATTTAATTATGGCAGACTTTAAGGACATTAAAGACGAGTTTAAGTTAATAGCAGAGGCTCAGACTGGTATAGGTAGCTTCGAGTATGATAGGCGTACAAATTTAAGCGCATACCGTACTAATACAGTACCTTTATTTTTACTATTTAAACAACCCTCTGTAAATTTCCCTACTAGGACTAATAAGTATAAGACTTATGTAGTACAATTCGGTATATATACAACGTGGAACGAAAACGAGAGAGTAGCGGGTACAGATTACGAGGATAAGCAAGCAACTTTAGAGAATTTATCGGAGCAATTTATTAGAGAGCTACACGATAGGAGTTTAGGAATGACTGCCGAGAGTACAACCGTGCAAGACTGGACGGTAGAGCAAGCTGTAGCTGGTACGTTTCAAGAGAGTATAGGGGTAGATGGTTTAGTAGGATTAGAGACGCAAGTTACTTTAAGGGTGTTTAGCGACTGCGATAAAGGCACATTTAACTACTAAAATGGTGCAAGGTGGTAATTATATAGAATGTTGCGACTGGATTCCAGTAGGAAGTAGTGAGGGAGGTTTTCAGGTTATGATACCTTTAACTTATTATGTGGATGTATTCGACGAATTTATTTTAATTCTTAACTAATGATAACGCAAGAGGCTAGAAACATATTAGAGAAGTTAGCAGACCATTTAGCTGGACAGATAGGGTTAGAGCTTGTAGCGCAAGGACATAATAATACAGGTTCATTAATAGAGTCGGTTAGGATTAATATAGTGGAAGTATTTAACGGAGTTATATTAGAAGCTAGCACCTTAGATTATGGTACTTATTTAGATAGAGGTAGAAGAGCGGGTAGTATGCCCCCAGTAGATGCTTTAAAGAAATGGGTTAAGGAGAGAGGATTAGCGAGCCAAGAGAAGGAAGTTAATAGTATAGCGTGGGCGATTGCTACGGCGATTAAAAAACAAGGCTCACCAACTAAAGGCGCTTATAGATATACTAAAAACGGTAAGCGTACTAACTGGATAGATGAGGTATTAGGAGCTAACGAGAAGATAATAGCAGACCATATAGAGGAGGCTATGGTAACAGAATACGAATTAAGATTTAATAATACGTTAATAGACGTACAAAACCTTTTAAATAATGGCTAGTAGTACATTAGAAACGCTTACGGACTGGAAAGTAACTTATCCAGTTAGTTTAGCTACAGGGCAAGCGGTACACCCTGTAAGGAGAGGAGTAAGGATTACGCTCCAGTATACGGGAGGCTCAGACGTAAAGAGAGCTAAATTAAGAGTTTTAGTGGGTGGTTCTAGTGTAAATACTGGTTACGAGATTATAGTAGAGCCTAGATTAACTGATAACTCCTACTTCGACGTAGATATTAGCGACTTACTAATTAACTATATAAGTTACCAGTTACCTAGATTATCTGTAGGGACAAACTGGGAGGAGGACGATAATAGTATTATTCAGGTAAAAGTTTCGGTAGCAGACGTTAGCCTTTCTGGAGGGACGTTAAGTACAGGAACATATAGAACAACCTCTAACGCTTTCTTAGTATGTGGAGCTGGTTACGACGATAACGAGGCGCATACTTATAGCTTTATGGATTCAGATACTAAAGGGTTTAATTTCGAGGCTTATATTAGTAATAGACCATTAACGCATAGATTCAGATTAACAGATAGAGCTTATTTACCTTGTTATTATAAG